CGACAAGAGGTTGAGCCGTACCTTTTACAACTTCAGATATAATCGAAGATAGGATTCCCTCTTCGAAGATAACTTCTTTGATGCACTCTTTGATCATTGGCTTAAGAGTTCTCTTTAGCTGTTCTTTGTTCATTTAATCTCCAAGAATCTTTTTAAATAGTCCGTCAATGTTTGTTTCTCTCTGTTCTCGCAACTTTGATGAGAACGACATTCTCATGCCACCGCTTTGACCCTTAGGATAGACATAGGCATTTGGTGTTGATGGTTCGGATACAATGTCAAAACAAATTAGTTGGAAATCTTCTTCAACTGTTGTAACGCCCATGGATTCCTTTACGGAACCAAGACCTCGAGAAGAAATCCCAAGTTTCACACCAGCATTGATGAGGTCCTTCAAAATACGTCCACTAGGAGTGTCAAGAACCTTGATTTTTCCCATTACGTCTTGTCCCTCCCACCAGCAGTCAACTACCATGTGAGAAACGTTTTTTAGGTTGATTACGGAGTCGTCAGGGTGATCTAATTCACCTGTCGCTCTGTTATCTTTTACGATCTGCATATAGTTATCCATTTCTCTTTTGAGAACCTTTGATGGATATACACGACCATTTCCGTTTTTCTTATCTGCTGTTTGAATTCGCCCTGTAAGGTATACTGCGCCTTCTTGTGTGATCTCGCGTTTTTCACGCTCGGTCAAAAGATCTTGGCACATCCCGTCAGGACATAGTGCGTGAAATTCTCTTAGCAATTGTTTTGACATTCTTCTCTCCAATAATAAAATGAGCGGGCGCTACCCGCTCGAGTTAGGATCCGCTACAACAGCGACGTACCGGTTGCAACATCCAGCGCGTACTAATCATCGACATAATCACCCCCTGGTCTCGATGATAGTTTTAGTCCAAAATCATCGACTAAAACCGAAATCAAATAAGTTGTTCCTGCTCCAAGGCAAGAAAGACAAAAAGCATTTCCAATGGAAAGCTCAAAAGTAAATAGTTGGGTAAACGGGTTAATGCAGAAAAGAAACAACGAACACCAAAAACCCATACATAAAGGGCAGTTCCATAGTGTGTTCCATTTTTTCGTATAATCTTTTTTTGGCCTAATGTCTTCGAAAATTTTTCCGTAGACAATAATGAATGTCATTCCGTATGCCGTTAGAATAAAGTTAATTATATCCAAAAGTTCCTCACACAGACGCCGTATATGCTATATCGAAACCTTGATAGTCAGCTTGTTGAAGAATCTTTTCAAACTTATCTACGTCATAGTATGGATCATTGTCTATTTCTTCCATAAATGTTCGGTGGTTTGCTTCCATCTCTGCCATTGCGGATTCTGCGAATGACTTATCTTGATCACTCATTAGAGCAAAGCTATGATCAGTTGCTCTACTTTGACTTGGTTGCATAATGCAATCATCATTTGGATCAGCTGGTGTCATTGTTCCGTCGTAATCAAATAGTTTGCTTCCATCTGCAGTGGAAACTTTGGCGTATTTAGTTTCATCTTTGTCAAAGGAATCCCACATGCGGCCGGCTGCGCTTGTTGATCCAGAATCTTTATCTGATGTCAATCCGCCACCAGCGCCATTTGCAACAACAAAAGCCATGTTATAAAGGAGAGAGCCGTATTTCTGCCCTCTAAACTCTTGAGCTGTATAAATCGATTCAATCTGCCATGATGGTTTTGTTCCAACATTTGTTCCATCAACAGCTTTACCAGAAATACACGGGCCACTATCTTGTAGAGAAGTCAATCCAACTGAGCCGACTATTTTAAGCCCAAATATCTTTTGATCAATCGTGGCGCCTGCGCCTAACTTATAAAGAATGAGCATTGCATCTTCATCGTCAACTTCGCTGTACATGCAAATACCAGTTGTGTCTGCCCCTTTCTTTTCTTGTTCAGTTAGAAAGCGGCGCCAGTTTTCCATTATAAGTTTTTGCTTCATAGGTACCACCAACAATATCTTTTTCTGTTCTCGAGATAATTTTCATCATCATGATTTTGATACGCTTCTTTTTCAAAAGGAATATTGAAATAAGCTTCGTCGCCTTTTTGGCCTTTGAGTAAATTTAGTGCCCACCAACCAAAGTAAAGAAAGATGAAGCCAATAAACGCAAGCTCTAGAAACTGTTGGAAGTGAATCGTTTCATGTCTCTTGGTTGTTTCATCCATTTCTCCGCGGCAAATAACGATTGGTCCAAGAGTGATTGCATGAATATCAATCGGTGCAATGTAAGATAACCAAACAGGAATTTTGCTATTCTCAATAAATAAAGGCTTCCAATGTTTCATTAGTATGTGTATCTCCCATATAAATAAGGCGCAAATAGGTTGTGCTGTCTGATTGAGCCCTTTTGTTCTTCTGCTGGGACCTCGCCAAGCTCAGTTGAATATTCTCCATCTGGTGAAAGAAGGTGGTCATCATGCATGTCATCATATCCAGTTCGTCCAGACATCATTGGTTGCTCTGTCTCCATCCACTCCGAGATTTTCATGAGTGTGATCTCGACAACTTTTTCGCCTTCTTGTAATTGACCTTCGAGAGAGCCGTAGATATTTCCACCTTGTATCGATTCGATCTTAAGCACTCCTTGTTTTCGAAGATACTCAAGCAATCGTGACTCAGCGCCATATACAAGGTCAGACAAAGTTTCTTTTGCAAAGGCAACAATCTTTTTTTCGTTTGGCTTTACAACGATGTCGATATCCTTATGATCCATAATCATGAGGTCTCCGTTTATTGCGGAGCGTAGCTGAAGCTTTCCTTCAACCTTGTCTTTCTCGACAACTTCGATCTTTACGCCTTCCGGCTCTGGTGGTGTTTCCGCTTCAGCTTCATCACCGGTGATCTTAATATTAACTGGCATTTCTCTTTACCTCCGCTAAAAGGTCTTGGATATAAAATACTTCCTCGACTATGGCTGAATTTAGAGGCACTTTTGCATAACCATCCAGCTTTGCTCTAACTTTTTTGAAATTTTCTTTTAGTTCGTCATTCGCACCTTCTGCAATTTCGAGATCTACGGCTTCTTTGAGGCGTCCAATCTCATCATTTAGATAAGATTTCAATCCAAGGCCATTGTCAGAAAATGAAACAATGAAGTTGCCAAGCAATTCTTTTTGCTCTTTCAAAAGCGAGTGTTCATATGCTTCATTGAATCTTTTGACAAACATTTTAAATTCTAGATTATCAACGTGCTTCATTTCCGTCATGACTTCTTCTTTTCTTGACAAAAAATTTACCATGTTGTTCTCAAGCATAATTCTCTTTTTTGCATTTAGATTATCATTCTGAAAGAATAAACCAAGAGTTGCAAGATCTTTGTAGTTTGGTACAAAGTTGGAAAATGTTTGGGAACCAAGAGCTTTATTGATTTTGTTGATCAATGCTGTCTGTTCGTTGAATATTTCTTTGCGCTCAAGCTTGTCAAAGTCAACTTTACTTTCCTGAAGGAGTCGTCTTGAGAAATCTTCTTTTGCTTCTTTTGTTTCCATCAAACTGCGATAAATATCAAGCTCTTGCTTAAGAACCTTTCCTTTTGAGAAAAACTCTCTCAAAAGACCCTTGACTTTTGTCTGTTTGGCTTTGTCTTCTTTTAAAATTGCTTTCGTTAATTCACGAATCAGACATTCGTAAAGAAAAGCGGTATTTCTTTTCTTATTATGTTTCATGTTTGTCTTCCTTTTTCGTTAATGACTCAATCAGCGTTTTGAGTTCGCTGCTAGTGCTAAATAGTTTCTCTTCTTCAATTTCGTTTGACTCGTAAATGCCTCGAGCAAGAGAGTCCATTCCTCCGAATCCAACTTTGCCGGGCCAAGTTGTTCTCGAGGTTGACCCTCGAACTTCTCCGCTAAATGCTTGATTCTTCATTTGTTTTGAGAATCCGCCTTTTCGATATGATGATTGGTGTCTTTTGTAGGGGCCTCGAGGTTTTGCGTCATCATCACGCTTTGCTGGTGGCTCAGCTAGAAGATCTCCTTCCTCACCGCCTGTGTCTCCACCAGTATCGCCTCCTAGATCTCCACCAAGGTCACCGCCTAAGTCATCTCCACCTCCGAGATCGCCACCTAAGTCACCACCTAGGTCGCCTCCAAGATCACCAAGTCCTCCACCAGCATCTCCACCGCCTTCAGATGGTGGTTGCGCTGCTGCTTCGAGAGAAGCCATGTATTTCTTGTCAGTATACATTTCACGTTGCATACGGAGATATTCGTCTTGTGACAACCCAAGAAGATTCTCAGATACCCAACGACGTGAGAAGTAACCTTCAGTAGCAGCACCGGCAATATCAAACTTGGTCTTCCAATGTTCGAGCTCTTGCATCTCGGCAATCTTTGATGGGTTGTTTAAAGAGAGCTTGAAATTGAGAAGGTCATCTCCACGATAGCCCAACGTGTATAAATGGACGATCCCAACCTTTTCAAGCTCAGAAATTAAAACTCTTTGTAATCTTTGGATGGTTCTCGCAAATCTAATGTCTTTCTGTGCGAGAGTTGTCTTGTCTTCCGTTGCGCCTTCGCCCATTGAGAGGTAAGATTGAGGAACTTTGAGAGCAGAGAACAGTTTGTCTCGAAGATACTTAACGTCTTCGATCTGTGCCGTAAATGCTCCACCAGGAAGGTTGGTAATGTCCGTAGAGCTCTGTCCGCCTTTAATAGGGATAAAGTAGTCCTCTTCGATGGAAAGTGGATTATAACGCAAATCTACACGCCCTGTGGTTGGATCAACAACTTGATGACGCTTCATTTGAGTCATGACCTTTTGCATGTATTGCTCAACGTCTTGAGGAGCAATCCCGCCAACGTCAATCTTGAATACACGTCGCTCTGGTGAACGAGTGATTCTGTAGGCCATCATTGCATCTTCTAATAGCGTAAGTTGTCTCCAGATGCGTCTAGATGGCTCTAAGACGCTTGTGCCGTATGGGGCATGCTTGTCGTTACCTAGGACTCTAAAGTGCGCTATTTGCCAATTTTCGAGCGTTAAACCGGCATTGTTCCATTGGAACTGAACGTAGTTAGGATTCGTTGGATCTTCTCCTTCTAGTCGCTCAACTTCTTGCGGCGGAAGTCCGATGCAGTTTTGAATTCCTTTGCTTTCGTCAATGTCGAGATAAACAAAAAGATCTCCATACTTGCACATAGTTCTTGCCCAGCCAAAGAGGTTGTGCTCAACATTCATGATGTCATAATACAAAGAGTGAAGCATGTATTTGATTTCGTCGTTGGGACATTTGATATGAAGCATTGGAGTCAATGCCGAATGAGTTGTCATCTCGTCTGCGTAGATATCAAGTGATGATGCAATCTCTGGCGTAAATTCCATTTGGTCAAAGTCAACGTAACGCTCTGATCGATTTCTGTTCGAGATCATGTTAAGCGTCATGATGTTCATTGGGTTGTATTCAGTTTTTTTGAACTGCTGCCCCGATGCTGATTTGAAACGCTTTGCATATATGTCTAAGTGTCTTCTTCTTAGTTGACGACCTGACTGGGTTCTTCGTTGCGTTAAAGGACCAGAAAATAATCTAGTCAGTGTTTTGAACAATTCGTTCTGGTTATTGTTCGGATTTCTTTCGTTACGGGCCATATTCTATCCTTTGTATATCCACAAAAATTCTTTTGTTTTTTTGATTTCCTCCTCGTGCTTTTGTTCGAATGTTTCATTGTAAAACTTTTGACCTTTGATTTGCGTATTCATCGTCGTAGTGCTTTTGAATACACCTCCGAGCATTGCTTTCTTGTATGCCATGTCTTTTTCGCTTTCTGTCAGTGCAGTGTCTCGCACCCAACAGGCAATTGCCAAAGACATTACAAGATCATCATTATATGATCGCATAGCTTGAGGTTTACCATTATGCCAAATAAATGTTTTCAATTCATGAAAAACACGATTGGAATGTATATTAATTAGTTTGTTTCTAACGTACTCCTCTAATTTGGCAACAATAAGCGGTCGTGTCTTTGTTGAGGTCGTAAAACCAAGAACTGCTCTGTCGTCATGTTCTGCCAAATAGCTCTCGACATATTCATGAGTTGACTTGATAGAATAATATATTTTTTTGTAACCCATATCTTTAAGTTTCTCGAGAACAGCAATTCCAATACCATTGTTCTCGACAACCAGCAAGCAAGTCCCGTACTCTGTGCCTGCTGAAAATAAAATGCTTGAATACATGTCAAGGTCAGGTTT